ATAGGAATAACTGAAGTCGCAGATGATAATAAAAATTATGATAGTAGATTTTATTGGCAAGATGGAACTGCAAAAGCATTAGATGATGTAAATGCAACAGATGAAGAAGGTAATTTATTAAAAAATGAAGATGGCAGTCAGAAGGTAATACTTGGTGTCAAATCAGTATTAAAAGCACAGGAAAAAGCAATTGCTGGTGGTTTATTGTCAAAGTATGATTGGTATGTTGTAAGAAAAGCAGAAAAGGAAACGGCAATACCTTCAGCAATTACAACTTATCGTGATGGTGTTAGAACAGCCTGTGATACTAGAGAAAAAGAAATAGATGCTTGTTCAGACACCGCAGCTTTAGTCACTCTTTATAGCGGAGTTTTGAAAGATGGAGTTTATACGCCTAACATGACGCAATATCCAACAGACCCTAATTCTTAATTGTAATTTGTTTAGTCATATAGCTTGTTATTAGATATAAAGGAGTGATAGTAGGAATAATTATTAAAAAAGATATAATAAGACTGTGAGAAATCGCTTTCAGTATTGCCTCTTTTACCATGTTCCAAAAAATTTGTCAGATAGCTTCATTGTTGTCGCTTTTACTTTCTGTGTCAATGGCAGCTTTCGGCTACGTTGCCATTCGTTATATGGGAAGTCCTGAGTTTGAGAGGACTTTGAAAAACAAGATCATGGGAAGTCTGGAGGATAAATTACCAGATGTGATGGGAGATAAAATACCAAGTCTCACAGGGCCATCTATACAGCTACCAGAACCACCAAAGGTGAAAACACTTGGAAATCCCCAGAATTGAAATACCACAGATAAAGATAAAAGAAATTTATATACCCAGAACAAGAACATGGGAGCAATATCCAACAACTTTAGACATTATTGATAAACCGAAAATTGATTATCCTGTTGTAAGTTATCCAACTTTTGAGGCCCTTCAATATAACCCTGACAAATTTATCCCAACAGACCCAGTAAAACAGCCAGAACAATCACAACCAGAAATACCACAGCCGCCAGAATATAAACCTAAAGCTAAAAAAGATAAAGAGTTCTTTGTCAAATGCCCAAACGAAGATAATATTCCAGTAGGAAGCTACCCTAATGATTTGAAACTTCAAGTCGTTATCGGTCACAAAATAAAAAATGGCCGCTGCTATGAAATCCTCAGAGATTCAACCTTTATTGAGAAATGGATACCTAGCACTCCTGTTCTTGTTAACACTTCAATTATTGCTGTTACTGCGGCTAGTTCTCCTATCATAGCTAATTTACTCAAGAACCTTATCAAGACAGCCATAAAGAAACTGAGCAAAAAGAAGGATAAATCAAAGGTACAAACATAAGCAAAGAGATTCAGAGGCACTTTGTAGGCCATTCTGAGTGGAGCAAAATCACTTATTTAGCTCAATTTTGTGTGTATGAGGGATAACTTGGTTCATTTTAGGTTTGCTTACAATATCGGAGCAAAGGTCGAAGTATTCAGAATCTGGAGAATACTCAGCACCAATAACTCTAAGCTCATGGCAGTTCTTAAGCCTTGCAAGTTCATAGTTCAATCTTGCTGTCGATAATTGTTGCCGCATTATCTTCTCTTGAGTGGTCGCACTTTTGAGGCAAGCATTTTGAAAACGCTTATCAAGTGGGACGGATATTGTAGCTGCTATCCCAAAATTCAAAGAAGTAGAATCTTTGTTGCCGCTGTAGTTTTCTCTGTAGTAGAGAATCTCACCCGCATTTGTGAGGTTGCCATCTGAGTCTGTTGCTTCGTTATAGACTGGTGTATGGAAGATATAATCTTGAGGACGCTTTACTGCAACCGAAGTTGTTGCAAATGGGCTAATTGATAGTGTAGCTCCAGAACATTGAATACCACCACCATAGCTGTTCTCTGTCATAGGCCCTGTCAGCACCTGAGTGGCAAAGTTTGATACTGAAGATGATGTATTAGACTGTGGATTAGCTATTGTACTTTGATTTGCATAACTAGGCAGACAAGAAAAAAGGGTTATTAGTTGGAAAATATAATAGTAGTATCTGTTACCACCTCTGAGGTTACTTGTCTTGTTATATCTATCACGCTTTCTAATGAAGGGCCTTTGTAAAACTCTGAAAATTGAAAAGCGTTGCCTTGAGTGGTTT